GGATAAAGTGGAAGTAAGTAAAGATAGTAAATTTACATTGAGTTTAGAAACTGCTGTTAGTATAGCAGTAACTATAGCTTTAGTAGTTGGTATGTGGTATACCTTACAAGCAGATATAGAGCTTGCTAAGAAACTACCAGAACCAGAAGTGTCACGTATGGAGTACGATCTTAAAGATCAGATGGTTCGTGATTCGATTATGAATACAGAAGAAAAAGTAGAGAAACTTGAAGAGAAAGTAGATTCTGTTAAAGAAGATACGAGAAGTATTAATGAAACTCTTCTTAACATGAACAATAAATAGAGGTGTTTAATTATGAAGAAATATTACAAGTTACTTTGTGGCTTATTTGGTGCAGTATTATTACTATCGCCATTGCATTCACAGTCAGTTAATTTAGATACTTTCGAGGAAGTACAATTAGTTAAGTTACAAGAATGTGCAGTTGTACAAGTAAATGCATCTTGGAATTATGCTAATAGAGTAGGAGTAGAAAAATTAGCTGAGCTTTGTTTTGTTGGTGAAATAGATTTAAATAATAAAACTATTGGAGCTGTTATACAAAAAGAGTGGGACATAAAGATAGTACCTACTATAATTATATTTAAGAATGGGACCGAAGTAATGAGATACGAACCAGGTATTAGCATGAGATTTGATGAACGAGAAGTGTTTGATAAGATTAAAAAAGAAATTAAATAGTATTTGGAAACAAAAAATAATTTATATATATTATATATAAAAATTAAGAGGAGAGAGTTATGGCAGTATTTTTAAAGGGAGATAGGAAGACAGGCGGTACTGATGTAAGAGCAGCTTTAAAAACTATAGGTTTAGGAACTGCGGGAGCATTAGGAGCAGCAGCATCTGCACCAATAGTTACAGCAGGTGGAAGAGCTGTACTTGGAGGAGCTTACACATATGGTGGTAAAGCATTAACTGGTGCTTATGGAGTTGGTAAGGGAGTTGTTGGTTTAGCACAAGGAAATTTACCTAGCCTTGGAACTGATTTTAAAATAGGTAACCCAGGAAAAGGAATGGGTTCAGGTGGATTTAATATACAATCTTATGGTCAACCAGACATTAGATTGTCATCAGCAGGGAATAGTACTTATAGTACTTATAAAAACCCTATAGGGCCTGACAGACCAAGAGCTAGTGTTAGTTTGCGAGGAAGAGGAGTAGTAAAAGTATCACCAGGTTATCCTAGTACAGCAGGTAAAAAAGCTAATGCAAGAGCTATTGCTTCTATTATAAAGAGAACAGAAGCAGTTACAGCTAAAAATACAGCACAAACCACAATAGGACAAAAATTAAAAGCTAGTTACAATAGAGAAGCATTTAATAAAGGAGTAAAAGCTGTTGAACAACTTGAAATAAAAGACGGTGTTAGAGCTGCTAGAAAATCAGGACAAAAATTTGTAGGTTCTAGTTCTTTTAAAAAAACATTTGAGGTAGCTGCAAAACAAGGTAGTAAGAAAGTACTTAAGAAAGCAATTATAGGTGGAGCAGCAGGATTAGCAGGAGTAATAGGAGCACCAGCTATAGCAGCAGGATTAGCAACAGCAGGAACAGCATATACTTTATACGAAGTTGGTACTGGAGCTGTTAATATAATAAAGAGAAAAAAAAGTAGTGGTGGAACGAAGAGGGTTAAGTATTAATAACCAAAAAGGAGAAACCCTAATGAGTAAAAGTAAGAAAGTAGATCTAAAACAAGAAGCAACTGAATCAATGGAAACAATGGTTGAGCAACATAATTCTCTTGTTCAAGAAATACAAGAAGCTAATGGTAGATTAGCAGAAGTAAAACAAATGATCGTAGAGCATCAAGGATATATGAAAGGCCTTGAAGCTTGTGATGAAAACTGTGAGGAGAAATAATGGGACCAATAGTAGGAAAGTTACTAACTAGCTTAGGAACTGAGAAACTAATGAAAGCTATATTATTACATTTAGGAGATTGGCTTGTAGTAAAGTCATCAAATAAATTAGATGATAAGCTTTGGAATGAAGTTAAAAAAGCGTTAGCTAAAAAATAACAGGAGGTTTCATTGAAACTAGAAAAACGTGGTATCGTAATACCTGATCAGCATTATCCATTAGAAGATAGAGCTGCAGTAGAGTGTGTAAAGAAAGCAATCTTAAAAATAAAACCTAATGTATTTGTAAACTTAGGTGATGTTGGAGAGTGGGAATCTGTATCAGCTTGGAGGTATAAAGATAAAAAGTTACCACCTTTAGAGTTTCAACTTCCTATTGTTAACGAAGATATAAGATTAGTAAATCAAGGACTAGATGAGTGGGATGAAATATTGGAAGAAATTGGATGTAAAGAAAAGTATTTACTCCAAGGCAATCACGATATCTGGTTGGACAATTTTGCTAATAAGTATCCTTATCTTAGTGATTACAACTTTTATCAAGCATGTAAGATTAAAGAAAGAGGATATACGTACACAGAATACAACCTACCTATCCAAGTAGGTAAGTTAGTATTCTTTCATGGTGCGTTTGCAACAACATACCATGCGAAAAAACATTTAGAAACATATGGTGAAAATGTAATGTATGGACACGTACATGACATACAACGACATACCATGACAAAGCTTAATAGTAATATTGGTGCTTGGTCTATGGGATGTTTAAAAGATATGTCTCATGAAAGTAATAAGTGGCTAAAAGGTAGACTACATAATTGGGGTCACGCATTTGCTATTGTTGATTGGTTTGACAATGGTGAGTTTAAGGTAGAAACAGTGGAAATAAGAGACGGAAAGACAAGCGTCTGGGGAGAGATTATAGATGGAAACAAGTAGTAGTTTAAAAGGTAGAGCATTTAATGGTGTATCTATGATGGGTGATAGAAGATTATTTAGTTTAGGTAAAAAGAAAAAACCTAAAAAACCTAAGAAACCTAAGAAACCTAGATATTAAATGGCTAAAAAAATTATCAACATAGGTAATTTTAGTTCAGGTATTAACAACAATACTAATGCACGTGACTTAGAACCTAACGAGTTTCCAGTTCTAGATGGATTGGATAATGAAATACCAGGTAGATTACGTGTATCGGGTAGTGTAGTAACTGGTCCTTCTTACAGTGAAGCTAATAGCAGTGCAGCTAAATTTATATATGGTAATGGATTAAACTACATTACCCTAGACAGAGACCCTGGTGATGCAGATCCTTCTACAAATTTAAATGCAACTGAGCTTTATTTAATTAATGACTATGATAATGCTAACATAGATTTATATGACGCTACAGATAGTGCTGAAATGTTAGATGTTATTAGTTACGGTACTGATGAAAGTCCAATAGATTCATATGTTATAGATGGTCAAATAAGAATATCTTCAACAGACCATACAAAAAATAACAATACACCTAAATGGTATGGATATGTAGATGGTACTTATAATTTAGGAGTAACTAATGTTAGTAATGGAGATGGTGTTAGTGACACTATAGATCAGATTGGTAAAGTTTATAACAGCTTTTTTTCTGCTGACGCATATCCTGCACCTATAAACACTACTAATGGCGTAGCATACGATCCAGAGTTTTATGATAATCCATCTACTATAACAATAGCACAGTCTGAAATTGTTTTAAATCCAGGTTTAACAAATGCTAATTATTCTGCAGCAACAACTGGTTCAGTAATAGTAGGAACTTATAATACTCATGAATTGTTAGATGCTTATTTAGATGATGCAGCTAATTTTTCTGAAGGTTATGGAGGCTTTGCAAATTTTTGTTGGTTTGACGATGACACTACAGCATCTAATCAAACAACTGGTACTAAAAATTACACTACTGTTTACTCTAGTCAAAGTGGAATTAAGTATAGTTTATTTGCTTCTAATGTTTACGATACACAAGAATCGTATCCAGTTTATATAGGAGATATATTACAACCTACTAGTGTAGGTTTTACGCTTGGTAGTTGGACAAGAGCTTTATATTTAACTATAGTAGGTAGGATGCCTAAAAAACCTAGACAAACTGGGTTAAAAGTTTATTGGTCTAAGAGTGAAGGTACGTCAAGTAGGCGAGAAAACTTTGGACAAAAATATTTATTCTATGAATTAGATTTTACTAAAGGAATTAGATTTGCAGGTGCAGATATATTTCATGAGTTTTTAAAAATAGATGGAGACGCTGCAGCAAATAGATCAGATAACGATTATTATATTTACCCTACAGGTAACAGTTCTGCTTCTTATGTAATTGGAGAGCGTATTTCTCAACTATCTCAAAAAGAGCCATATCTTAATTATAAACCTACAGTGGTAGGTAGACAAGGCTCAGGCTTTAAAACGTCTGCTATAGCCAATAGAAGGGCTTATATAGGCAATGTAGCGGTGTATGAGAAGAATAAAAAGGTTGTTAAGTCAGATACTGTATATAAATCAAGAGTAAATCAATTCGATACATTTCAATCAGATGGATTTATAGATGTAGAAATAAATGATGGTGATGAGATTGTTTCATTACAAACTATAGGTACAAAGTTATTACAGTACAAAAAAAATACATTATATATTGTTAACGTATCTAGAGATATAGAATTTTTAGAAGCAACATATGAATACAAAGGTGTAGAAAAAGAATGTCACGTTGTTAAGGGTGAAGGGTTTGTAGCTTGGTATAATAAAGTAGGAATGTTTATGTATGCTGGTGGTAAAATGATAGACTTAACATTAAACGAAGATGGTCAACCAAGATTATCTAATTGGAGATCTTCATATTATCATGACAATTCATCTTTAGGATACGATCCAGATAAAAAAACTTTACATATATTTAATAGCAATAATTCTAGTGTGTTACAATACGACATTAAATCACAATCATTTACTTATAACAGTAATGTAACAGGATTTGGTAATGAAAAAATATCTAACATTATAACTAATCAAGACGGTGAAATGGTATTCTTGCATCAAAATAATAGTAGTCCTTATCCACAAACATTAAAAAAATACAGTGATGTGTCAGTTGATTTAGTTAAATCTAGTGGAAATGTTATAATGCAAACAAAAGATTTTGACATGGATAGTCCTGATGTATATAAAAACATATGTAGTGTATATATAAATTATGTACAACCTTCTACTAGTAAAGTTAAAGTTTATGGTATTCCAGATGTAGATGGAACTGCAGAAGATTTAGGAGCTTTACCACATACAGGAACTAATGGATTTACTACTCATAAGATTAGTGTTACTGCAAGTACTATGAAAAATATTAAATCATTTGCTTTACAATTTCAAGCACTTGGAACTATAAATTCTGGATTTCAAATAAATGATATACAAATTGTATACAGACACAAGGTTAGAAGATGAAGAATAATAAACCATATTTACTTAGAGATGAGTTTAACATTGATAGCAATGAGTCTAAACAGCAATATCAAACACCTACAAAAGAAGGCAATGAAGTACCAAACGATAGTCAAGGATCAGAAGGTGATATGAAAATATTAGATTATGGTGATTCAAAAAAACTATTAATTAAAAATAAATTAAAATGGTTAAATATAGATTTAAAAGATTCTTTATTTAATGATAGTGGAATTATAAGTTCTAGTACATCTGGAGCTACTGAAGTAGAAGCTGGATTAGGTCCTGAAATAACCTTTAGTTTAAGTTTAACTGGTAATAAAAATGTAGTATTAAATTGGAATGTAGTTAATGCTGATAATTGGAATATTAAAAGAGTTAATGCGTCCTCATTTAGTGGAACTACTACTGACATTATAGACAGTGATTCTCATTCAGATAATGGTACATATACAGATGTAACTACTAGTGCTTCACAAACTTATACATACAGATTACAAGCAACAAATACATCTTTACCTGAATTTGACGACAAAACAATAGCTACTAACAGTTTATATAGTACTTATGCAATTCAATATTTAAACCCTCAATCTGGATCAAATACAGGATGGGATAGTGACGAACTTATACCAGCTGCTGAGTTAGAAGATCCACCTAATTCTAATAGTAGTGTAGCTCAACTTACTAAATATTTAAATAGTTCATCTTTTCAAAATGGAGATATTCTTTACGACAATGCAAATGGAACTCAAGTATTTGATGGAACCTTTGGTCAAGGTGGGTCAGCAATGTTCTTTGCATTTGATGGTTCTAGTTTAGATAAAGTATTTAGAGTAGCAAATAATGGAGTTCTTTCAGATGTAATGAATAGAAAACCTGAAACTCCATCAATAGATGCTACTACTATATCAAGTACTGTAATAGCATTAACCATTACAGGTGATACAAAAGTTACAGATAAGTATCAGATACATAAAAAAGAAGGTACTGGTTCTTATAGTCAACATGGTTCAGATATAGATCCAAGTGCAAAAGGAAATTTAACTAACACAAATGTTACTACATCTTTAAACATAACATCATTAAATGCTAACACTCAATACACTTTTAAAGTTAGAGGAATTAATGATGATTTTAATGGAGATTTTTCAGGAGAAGAAACTGAAAGTACTGCAACAATAGGAACCTCATGGTCTAACATACCTAATGATTTTACTTTAATTACAGATACTTTTATTTTTAATGACATTGCTATATCTCCTGCTAAGACAATTACTTTAACAGGTGGTAATAATAATACTGTTATTACGTGTCCTCAACCATCAAACGGTACTCTTGAAGTAGCAGTTGCTACAAACTTAGATCCAGGTATAAATGGTAATGGAGGAAATTCAACTGGATATAGCACATCAAAAACTATAGGTGTATCGGGTACATATTATTTAAGATTTAGATACAAACAGATTAAACAATTTTCAAACAACACAACAGAAGATATAAGTTTTTTAAACAATAGCATAGAAGATACTACGTTAAGTATAACATGTACAGCTCAATAGGAGGAGTTATGGCAACAGAAGCAGATAATATTATGATGGAATTTAGAGCTGGTAATTTAGCAGCACAGGTTAATGAAGAGAACAGAGAAGCTATGAAAACTGGAGTTCCAGCTTTATTTGACGATATAACTGGTGGTATATTAGGGGCAACAACTGCACTTAATTTTGGTGGAATTATGCAAGAAGCTACAGATACTAGAACATTCAAAGAAAGAGTAGAAGGTCAAAAAGTTGACATGCAAAAATACATAAATGTAGATCAAGTAGTAGATGAAATTAGTAATACTTTTTTACAAGGTTGGAAAAGACCAGATGCAATTACAGGTTTAACAGAAGATCAAAAAAACATATTGGGAATAATAGAAGATGGAAACAGCTACTAGTTTTAAAGAAAAATTATACGAACATATAAAACTTCGTGAAGGTTATAAAGACGTAGTTTATTTGGATACATTAGGAAAACCTACTGGTGGAGTAGGTCATTTACTAACAAGTGAAGAAAGAAAAATTTATCCAGTAGCATGCATGTTAAAAGAAAGTATAATTGTAGAATGGTATGAAAAAGATATAGAGAAAGCTTTGAATGCTTGCAATGAACAATGTAAAATTTTAGGTATACATGAAATAGATTTTAAAATATCTTTAACATCTGTTAATTTTCAACTTGGTACTAAGTGGTATAGAAAGTTTCCTTCAGCTTGGAAAGCTTTGTGTCATAAAGATTATGATAAAGCTATAGATGAAATTTTATATGCTAACAAAGAAGAAGAAAGATATTCTAGGTGGTATAAACAAACACCAGTAAGGGTTAAAGATTTTATAGAGTCAATAAAACAAATTAAGGAGATGGAAAATGGCTGAAAAGAATGTAGAATCGGTAGAGCAATTAGACAATTCTATCGAAGTAAAAGACAATAAACGTAGAGATTTAGTTTCAGAAGGAAGAAGAGAAGCTAACATAAGAGCAGGATATAGTTTAACTATATTTGATATAGCAGAAGATTTAGGTTTAGATTTTAATGCTTTTGAAGGAGAGAAATAAAATGGGATTTATAAAAAACTCACCAATGTATGGGCCTCCTGCACCTACACCAGGAACTAATTATTATGATGGACCTTATAATACATCAACTTATTCATCACCTATAGGTCCTAGACAACCAAGTCCAACTTATAATAGTCCTATAGGTCCTCAGTTACCTACGACTTCTACTGGATCTAATAACCCTGTTGCAGGTAGAACTGACTTTTCTCTTTTTAATCAGCAACCTTTATTAAATAGAATGGCACCACCAAATCCAACAGGACCTGGTATGAGACCGTTAGCAAAGATTGCACAATTTGGTGGTAAAGTATCATCGTTTTTTGCGGCAGCTAATCCTATATTAGCAGGTATAGGAGCAGTAGCAGGATTCTTTAGTGCTAGATCAGCAAGAAGAAGAGCAAGAAGAGAAGCAAGAGCACGTAAAGATAGAGCTATAAAGAGTGAAGATTTACTAATAGGTGCAGCAAAAAATGTTGCAGCTAGAACTAGTCAACAACAAGGCTTTTTAAAAGAAGAGTATAACATAGGTAATCGTGCAGGAATACAATCTCAATATACAAACATAGGTAAGACCGAAGCAATTTTTGGAACTGCTAATTTAGTAGGAGCAGGTAGTCAAGATATGATGACTGAGAACTTAGAAAACAATTATAGCAATCAATTTGATATGGCTAAGCTAGGTTTAGACAAAGGTATGGACGCTTTAGCTAGAGCAAAAGAATCTGAATTAAGAGGTATAGAAGGTAATTTATTAGAACTGTCTGCATACTCTAAAAGAAATATGAGTGTGTTAGATATGATAGGAGGAAGTGTAACATGAGTTATAGTAACGAAGCAATAACAGCACTAGCACAGCTAGCACAAGCAACTGGAGGCTTACATGATAGGTTAAGCAAAGAAAGTAATGATGCCAGAGCTATAGCTGGAGAAATGATTACAGCAGCTAATGCTGCTAAGTTGCAAACAGCAATGAAGTTAGGTGAATTAAATATGTTGGAAAGACAACAGCTTACTAAAGAAAGTTTAATAGCGTTAAAAGGTATTACTGCTGCTAGAATTACAGCTGGAGAAATGGAAAGTTCTTCTTTAGAAAATATAGAACAAGCTATAGATGATGGTGATAGCCTTAGTTATTTAGGTAGTGCAAACTTTGGAGATGCACGTAGTGTTAGAAAAGATTTTGCAGAGTATGTAGATTCTATAGAAGAACAAATAGAAGGACAGAAATTAAGTCTTGCAGATATTATGACTAAGAAAAACTTTTTAGGTAAAGATTCATCAATAGTAACTGGTACTGTAGATGAGTTAACAGTAATGAGAAATAATTTACAAAATGCATTATCAGCAGTAGAGCAAACACAACAGTTTGATCCTGACTTAGATAAAACTATTATTACTAAAGGTAAAAGACCTAGAACAGTATTAGGAATATTTACAGATACTGAAGAAGATGTAGCTAAAAGAGCAAACAAAAAAATAGACTTGATAGATAGTTTAATTAAAGCATTAGAAAAATAGTGGAAAACTTTAGTAATTTTCAGCTAATCTATTTAGATGATGCATTAAAAGGTGGGTTAGTTACACCTGAAGACTACCTAAGTAGGTTAGAACTTGCATACAGAGCTAACCCTACATCTTTTAACGAAGATGAAGTAGACTACATTGAAAAACAATTTAAGAAAGTAGATGTTAAGTTTGAACGTGACATGGTGGCGGGGGAAGCTAATGTTCTTAGTACTGTTAATCAATTTGTATCTGGTTTAGTAGAAGGTTTTACTACGTTAGGATGGTCAGAAGAACCTGATACAACAGTAGAATCTATATCTAATAAGCTAGGTCATTTAATTGGTTTTGCTCCTGATGTAATAGCATCGTTCTTTTCTATGGGTACGTACCTACCAGTAGCTACAGCTAAACGTATTGGTAAAGTAGGTTCTGGATTAACACAAGCAGGATTAAAAAAAGCAGCAGAAAAAGCACCTGCTATATTTCGTAAGGAAGTAGCACCAAAAACATTTATGTTACAATCAATACCTATGAAGATAGCTGATAAAGTAACTGCACAAATAAAAGGTAGTATAGGTAAGTCTAGTTTAGAAGCAGGTGGTTATTTATCTAAAGGTATATTTGCTAATAAAAAATTTAGAGCTATAGGAGAGCAAGGATTACACTTAGGTGTAGCATTAGGTGTGTCTTCTTGGAAAGAAGGACCTAGTGGAATGGTGCAAGCAGGTATGCATGGTGCTGCAGCTGGTGCTATATTTGGTACTATAGGTAACTATGTTAATATAGGTAAGCTTATAGAAAATCCTAAGACTAGAGCAGAAGGTTTAAGAATTGTTAAAGGAGTAGCTAAAACAATATCAGATGATACAGCTAAGATGGAAGGTATAGACATGTTAGTTAAAGGTACTTTAGGTGCAGGTTTCCAGGGTGGTATGGCAACTATGCAAGGAGCACCAGTAGCTGAGCAAGTTTATGAGTATTTATTAGGTGGTTTCTTTGGTGCAACTGCACGTAGTGTAGGTTTTGTAGATAGACAAAGATGGATTATGAAGAACGACCCTAACTTATATGAGCTAGGTAAGCCAGTAGAAAAAATTATAAAAGAAATAGAAGCAGATCCAGAGTTTGGAAAGTTAGATAAGTCAGATCAATCGTATATTAAAAACCATATAGCTTTAGTACAACAACAAAAGTTTGATCAATTTGCCCCTTTAATTGGAAACATATTACCTGAGTTTGCTGCAATAGCTAAAGAGAAAGGTTATAATCTTAAGAATTTAAATCAGAAACAATACGAAGAAGTTATACAAGATTATAAAAATGAAAACGCTGCAGCAGGAATAGAACCAGCTGAATCTACAATATTAAAAGCAGCTACTATAGTAGAAGATGCTGCACCAGGAGGATTTAAACCTGCTAAAATAGTAAGTGAAAAACCCAGAAGAGCTGAAATTGTTGGAGAAAAAACGGGAGAAGCAGAAAGAATAGAGATAGAAAGAGCTGAAATTATTGAAAAAGAACCTTATAAAGAAGGTGCTAAAGACCAAAGAATAGATATAACTATAGCAGAAATGACTGAAGCTTTACAAACTAGAGACGCAACAGATCCTCCAGGAGTATTTAAAAATAGAGACATAGAAATTATAGCAGATAATTTACGTTCATTTAAAATAGGTAAAAATAACGATGAAGTTATTATTGATTTAAATAGAATAGCTGAAGAAAGTAAGTATGAATATAATGAATTTATAGGTAAGATATTTAAAGAGTATGGAGTAGATGGTAAAACATTTTTAAGTGGAGAGTTAGGGGAAGTAAATAGAAATAGACTTGGTAGTTATTTAAAATTAAAAAAACATTACGACAATAGATCTGATTTAGAAATAGATTTAAGTAGTAATAATGTTAGAATAGAAGTAATGCCTATACAATCTGAAAAGGGTGAAGCTCTTGGAGGTGAAAGACCTCAAAATAAATTTAACAAAACTTTTGGATTAGAAGGACAACCTAAACCTAGATTAATAATTAGAAAAAGTTATATAACAAATGCATTAGAAAAATTTGGAAGTAGTCAAGGAAATAATAAAATAAAAACTAGGCAAACATTTACAAGAGAAAATCCTTTAGGTTATGACAGAGCAGAGTTTAAAGATTTTTTAACTAAAGAAATATTACTTGATATAAGACAAGCTGCTAAGAAAAGAGGAGCATATGTTTATGGTGGTGCAAAAGACAGTGGAGTTATATTGTTACATCGTTTTCCTATTAGTGAAAATCCAGAATCATTAAACTTTTTTTCTAGAGCACAGCAAATAGAGTTTATACAAAAAACATTTAGTTCAAACAAAACTAAAGATGGATTACACTTTGGATTAAATTTAAAAAAATTAAAAATAAATCCTAAAAGTAAAGAAGAAATAAACGCTGTAGATAAAGTAAAAGAAATTATTTCTAACATTCATTACTCTTTAGTAGAAGCTGGATACTTAGATACTAGTGTAGAGTTAAACTTTAATAGGTTTAATGCTGCTTATATTAAATATAAAAACGATCCATTGTTTAGTAGTGTACAAAAATTTAATAAGTATAATAATTTAGCACAAGGTGCTGACATACCATTAGAAAATTCAGACTATACTAATGCATTAAATACCAAGATAAAATTAAAACTAGATGGTAAAGATATTGATAAACCAGATTATTCTTTTGATGGCTTTATGAATGTTATGATGATGCAAACAGATAAGGCTATGAAAGATAATCCATTTGAAGTTGGTGGTAAATTTTCTGAATCTGGTACTGATGCAGTAGTATATCAAAGACAAGATATATTTGATATAACACAAACTAAAAACTTTAGACCAGCAAAGAATGGATTTTTAAAACTTGTAGGTTATAGTAGTCCAAGGAATGGAGTAGGTAATATATTAATGAAGACTGGTACCTTTAGAGCTACTGATGCTATGAATAAATTTATGATAAAAAATGACATACATATGATTGGTACAGATACTGCTATGAAAACTCAATTAGGTTTGAAGAAGCATGTTTTAACTTACAGTAAACAATTAAATGAATGGATAGCATTTGCTGGAGCTAAAACTATACAACCATTTAGAATGAGACCAGAAGAACTATACCTTAACATGGGTGTATATGAAAACGATTCTAAGATTAATACTAACCTACCTTTATTAAAACAAATGTTTGATAAGATAAATGTAAATCAATTAGGTAAAGATGCTGAAGCTTTTAAAGCAGACTATTCTGAATTAATAGAAACATCTATTAAAGGTGTAGACGTAGTTAACAAAGAGTTTATAAAAGCTAGAGATGAATATTTTAAAAGTGGAAGAGATGAATATCAAATAAAAGATATTGATGAGTTAAGTTTAGATCTTGTAGAAGAAAGTATTAACAGTGGTGCTGGGACTGTTTTTGGTAGAAAAATGATTAAAGCTTTAATGGAAAGAGGTCAACAAGATTACCATAAATTAATAGAAGAGTCTACAGATTATGTAGATAAAAAAGTATATGGTATAGAAACGTATCAGATACCTGACATACTAAACAAGGTAGATTACGAACCTACAGCATTGTTAGCACAGCCTATGATATCTTATATAAACAGAACGTTGTTAAGATATAGAACTTCTAGATTAGTAAAGCCTCATACTAGGTACGGTGCTACTGCAAAATTAGCTCCAAGAGATAATGAAATAGAACAACTATTTAAAACATCATTACGTGATGACACTTTTTTATTACACGAATCTTTTGGTAAAGACTTTATGGTTAATGTTAAGCTTGATAAGAAAGATGGTGGTGGAGAGTTTACTTTGGAAACAGTGTTTGAAGTTTATAAAGACACTGTAGATCCAAAAAGTAAATCTAACTATACTGCTGAACAAAAATTTGCATACAAAGAAGCATTAGATTTTATAATTGTAAGGTCTCCTAACTCTGGTAACGGAGGTGTAAGAGTATTAAAGTTTCGTGGATTTGTAAAACGTAAAGGATATGGTATAGTTACTACATCTAAAAACGATTACTATTTAGGTGGTGCAGATAAAGATGCTGACTCTGTAAACATGTATCAGAACATGTCTAAAACTACTAAAGAAGTATTTAAAAAATATGAAAATGAATTATACGATCCAGTTACAAAAGAAACATTTAGTTTTGAAAAGTCTTCTGGAATATTTGCAGACTTAATTAAAGAGTATGCTCCTTCAAAATTTGATGGACAAATTATGAGAGATCTATTTGACCCTGCCGTTCGTATCGATATTGCTAGAACTGCTAGAAGAGGTAAACAAAATATTAGTTATGTAGTAGATGGATCAGTAAGAATGCAAAACATATTAGATTTAATACAACAAAACAATGGAGAGATATCTACTATTCAAGCTAACGAAGCTAATGCTAATCCTATTTTAGTAAAATTAAAATCAAGTTATCCTGGTAAAGGTAGGCTTACGTCAGAACAAATGGCTAAAGAATTACAAAAAGATAGTTATCAAATTATAAATTTAATGGCTGACTCTTCTAATTTTACAACTATGCCTACACCTGATGTAATATTAAATAGAATGTTTAATACTTATTTTGAAATAATTGGTCAAGGTACTCATTATAGAGGTGGAAAAACAGTAAACACTAACATGAAAGATTACAGAGAAGTTATGCAAAATCTAAGAGTGTTTAGATCTATAGAAGATGTACACTCTGTATTGTATAAAGGTAAAACTAATGGACAATTAAATCCAGATTACTATACTACTATAGCAGAAAACTATATAAGAGACTGGGGAGAATCAAATAATTATTATTATACTTTAGCTAAAGGAGTTATTGATAATCCAAATTTTGTAATAAATCCTTTTCAGTTTTATGGTAATGAAATAATTAAGAAAAATTTAGGTGCTTCTAATTATGGAATATACGAAGCTACATCTTTATATGTACAAAGATTAAGAGATTTAGTTGCTAATAATAAATTATTTAAACAGGCTGGACTATTAGATACATACAACTCTGACATAGAAAGTAAATTAAATTTAAAATTACTTATAAAAGAACCTACTTTATTACACAACAAATTAATGGAATACCAAGGTATGTGGAGAAGTTTAAGATTGTCTGATTATTTTATAAACAGTATGTCGGCTAGAGAAGATATACCTTATGGTAGTGAAACAGCTGAACTTATAGTTAAAGATATTATAAGAACTACATACAATATTAAATCATTCTTACAAGAAAATAGTTCTATAACTATGGATACTGTAATAGGTGGTAAGCGTAATGCAGAACCTAAAGATATAAATCAAAATATAGCTAACCTAAAACAACAGTATGCAGAAAAATATCCTGAAATATTTAAAGAGATAGAATCAGTTATGGATTCATGGTTGTTAACTAAAACAGCTATGATAGATCCTGCTAAAACAAAGTTTCAAGAAGAAATGCATGTTGATTTATTTCAACAAGGTCTAAAGATGGACAAAGAAATAGAGTTTTATTTAAAGAATGGAAACGAAAACAATTTAAAGAAAGCTTTTTATAATAAGAATGCAGCATTTAATAAATATGTACCAGACGGACACTTCTTAATTAAGTCTATTGCTATAAATAATAACAATCGTAAACAATTTTTTAAAGACTTAACAGTTATGTTATCAGAAAATTTAGAATCTATATCATCTAAACTACAATTAAATGAAGCTCAATTACAAGTTAGAGATTTTCAAAAAAATCAACCTGAATATATACCAATAGAAGTAATGAAAGATAATCCTAGTTTTCAATACAATCCTAATACTGGTAAAGGTAAACCTCCAGCAAATACTTCAGCTCCAAAAAATAAAAAAGTTTATAAAACTAGAGACATTATTGAGAACTTAGAAAATAATTTAATAGAAACATTACCTCAATTTGATTGGACTCAAAGTAAAACAAATCCTAATAAAGTTATAACAGAAGCAGCTGATATAGAAATTAAAAGAACAAAAGAAATCTTACGTAAAAATCCTTCTGCTATTGAAAGGTTTGAAGAATTGTTTTTAGATTTAACATTTAGGTCAGAAGGTATAGGTAAAAGATTAGAACTGTTAACTACTAAAGATTTAAAAATGTTAAATGATGCATTACAAGATAGGTTTAGTGCAAGAAGTATATTAGATAAGGTTACTGGAGAATTAAAACGTAAGCCAGGATGGATAGAACAAACTTTAAACTATGAAGTTATAGGTAAAACATTAGAAGGTTTTGACAGAGTGGAATATGAAAAAAGAGCTATACCTATACTAGATAAATTTGGTCAAGACAAACCTAAAACAATGAATGTTGTATTACCTACTAGTTCATTAGAACAAATAAGATTAAACATAGATAGATTTGATGGGCTAACACGTATACAAAGTAATGCTATTGAAAAGAAACATACTGGTACATACTCATGGTTAAGTGTTAACGATCCAAATTTAAACAAACATGTTAATACATTAGTAGAAGCAGCGTGGCACTCTATTGAATACAATAATGGTAGGTATCCTACTGGAGAAAAAGGTGAGATATCAAGAAAGATATTAAAAGAAAACATGATGGACTCTATTGCACAAGTAGAAAAATTAGGTGATTTAAAATTTCCTGTACCTTCTAACAAGCTACCTGGTGAAAAAAGTGGAGAAGGTATAACAAGATATAAATCAGCTGCAGAAACAATAGAAGTAATTAAAGCAGATATGATAAAAGGTAACAAAGGAATTAATGATTACTACATTAAAAGTAGATGGCAACAATTAGGTAAACTACTATCACAAGCTAAAGTTCCTGGATTAAAAATTAAAAAATTAAAACATAAAGGTAAAGATGTAATTACTGTTGTAGGTGAATACAAGCCTAAAAAAATAATAGCACCTGGACAAAAAGGATTTGAAGAACAACAATTAGATTTAATGTTCTTAGATAAAAATGGATTAATAAGAGAAGACAGAGTGTCAGCTATATTTAGACACATTGAACGTACACAAAATTTAGGTAGAGAAGTTATTAACACTTCATTACCAAGTGCTAATGATTACAGATATATAAAATATCAAATGGAAATTAAAGACAGAGTTGCATTTGCTTACAAAGATATAGATGTATATAAGCCATTAAAAAAACAAGATGCAGACAAAGTAAAAAAATATGTAGAGATGGAACGAGACAAAGCAGGTTACAGTAAACACTTTATTGGAGACGTGCGTGAGGGGTATATGCCTAGACTTGGTCACACTATGATTAAGAAAAACATACCACTAGTTGAGAAGTTTATAAAAGACAGAGTAGAAAATAGAATAGTTGAAGCTAGAAAAGATCCATCAAGATTACCATTGAAGTTTAGAATGTTACAACAATACGGTAAAAAAACAACTGAAGAAATATTAGATCTATATAGAGAAGCTGAAACAGCTAAGTTTGAAAGATCAACTCAATACGAAGCAACTTCAGGACAAGTAGAATCAGAACGACAAGTATTAGATTTACTTACACGACCAAACACCGATGGTTATGTCGGTGATTATGCAGCATCAATGACCAAGTCTAGAGCAGATGAATTTGTACCTTACTATAAAAAAGATTTAGATGCATTGCGTATGTATGAAGCTGGATTTTTTAAATCACATTTAACAAACTTAGCAGGATTACGTACTGAAATAATCTTACGTAGGTTTGATTATAAAAATAAAGGTGAGAAATTTGTAAAGAACTGGTCTAATTATATGAGGAATGCAGCAGTAAATATGATGGGTATGTCATCTTACAGAGCACTGAACATACATGGTATACAACAAAAAGATCAAGCTTTGTTTAAAAGATATATCAAAAACAAATTAGAACGAAAAGGTATGAAGCTTACACTTGACAGAGAAAAAGATTTGTTAATGGATTTTGATCATGCTATATCAGTAAGTGCAACTGAACAACAACACATATTGTTTAAGCATACTAAGGGAACAAAAAAAGAAGGTGTAATAGATATTGATGCTGCTATTAAAGAAGTTGAAGCATTAAGAATGGAAAGAGCTATGCAATTATCAGAAGAAGTTAACACTACTGGTAAGTATGGTACTCTGTATCATTACACTTCAGACGAAGCAGCTGTTAAATTATTTAAAGGACTAGATAAATTATTTGGTAATAGAATATTTGGTCCGTTACCTAAATCTCCAATGGAAGAACGTTACACAATTATGAAACGTATAAGAGCATTGAGTGATCTTGAAGGTAAGTTTGAGTTGTTATCATTATTGTCTCACCCTAAAACTGCTATTACTAATTTATATGGTGGTACCGTTAATACCATATCAGATACAGGTTGGAAATCATTTAGACGAGCTAACAATTCTATGTGGATGAAAGAAAATATATTTAAAGATGCATCATTTAAAGTTGTAGACGAATCTACAGGTAAATTAAAAAGACATTACTTTGAAAGCAGAAAAGAAATTGATATGTGGTTAGAGTCTATTGGTGTATATGATCAAATGTTTTTAGACATGGTATCCTTAGACAGAAACTTTGGACAGAAAGGTGTTGTTAAATTTTGGCAAGAGTTTATTGTTCGTATGAATAGAAACGTACGTACAAAAGGAATTGAAACACAAGAAGCATACGAAACACAACAACGTAAAACATTAAGAGAAGTAGCCAGAGATCTTAAAGTAGAGATACCAATAGTAGAGTTTGGTGCTTTACCTATGAAATGGTCTGAACGTAAACTACGTGGTACTGCATTCTTAGCTAATTATATTAACATGCATCAAAATGTATTGGGTAAACAAATGTCTGACTTAATGCCTTTTGATAGTCCAGTGTTTATTGATTATGGATTAAAAGGTGTATTGTCTTCTCAGTTTATGTATCAAGCTACCTTTAGACCTAACTTTGCTAACACTTCTTTAGGTCGTGTACTTACTAGGTTCCAGCCTTATGCTTGGAATAGTGTAGGTAGACGTATGAAACTATTTAAAGGTGCTAGACAATCACAATGGAACAGTGAGCATCAAGCAAGTAAAAAATTCCAAAGACAATTTACATTTGATTTAATGTCATTAGCTTTAGCTAACGTATTTGTTGCAAGTATTTTTGAATATGCATTATCACCTCCAATGTCATGGATGCAAGACTCTGCACAATTATTATTTGGTGATCCCAAAGAACGTGAACGAGCTTTTTTTAGTTCTTATCCTCATCCAGTATTAGCACCATTACAAATTGTAACACCTCCTATAGGTAGGTTTGTAATATCTCCTATAAGTTCTTTATTGAATAACGATTTTGAATCATTTACACAATATCAATTAGCAACATATTTTCCTTTTGGTAGATTGTATCGTGATGCAAAGAAAACATACGAGTCTCCAGCTATGGCTGTTGATTTTATGACAGGTATGCCATTACATCAAGTTCATACTATGCAAAGAGATCGACTCGAAAGAGATAAAATTCTTGAAGAGCAGCTGTCTGAAATGACAGACGACATGAGGTCTGACTTCGAGTAAGATAATCGATTCTAGGGCTATCCTCGTGCCTTGTATGTACCTTCTTTTCTTTTTCGGTGGCTGATATTCTTAATTCCTCTTCCTTTTAAATTCTTTTGGCCTACTGGTGCCAACCAAACATTTACAAAAAACTTTCAAGAGTGTGAATTCCTTTCATGTTAATTTGTTTATAGTATGTAGGCCAAATTTAAAGCGGGATTATTATATGAATGTGAGTTAATATACTAATATAACGATAACCTCGTTTTCCCGCTTTAATTTTACAACTTGTTTACTCTACCTAACAGTTCATCTAATATAATTGTTTCAGACTTAGATAAGAATGGTGCTTTCTTATAGTTTACTAAAGCTGATTTCAATAATAATAACTCTGCTGGATTATAAAACTCTAATATTATAGTATCAGTCATCACAACACTCGCAATTCCCTACTCTAGGTTGTGCGAAACTATCATGAGAATCTTCTGATGCTCTAATTATTTTATCGGTAGCTAAATTTTTATCTTTTTCTTCTAATATTTTTTTAGCTAATGACATAATAGCTTCTATTTCTCTTTTATCCATCTTCATTAGATTTCATCTCCTTTTCTATTTTAATTAATCTAATCCATTCTTTATATGGTATTACAGCTAACGCTTCTTTGCGATCCATACGTGTAACTACTAAGTCTACATCATCTGCATGATGCTTAGGATATAACCATTGTGCAATCTTTTTTTTCATTTTAGCTTGGACTGCATACCCTTCTACTAAACAATCAACTTGTTCAGACTTACCTAATGCTTTACCATTAGAAGCATAGGCCCTCTCAGCAGAGAGCCCTTCTTCTTTAGCAATGTTAACACATTCTCTTTCAAGATTGTTGCCACGTATTTTATTTCTATGCGTCATAACGTCTGGTAATATTAATATATTTATCCCATTTCCTAAGAGTTAAACACATTGTTGTATTCTTAATACCAACACCTATTGAGTAATGTATACCAAGTTCTTTATTAATACATAATGATAAATTAAACGTATTAAAGAACCAAAGTTTCCATATCTTAATCTTGGCATGTGACGGATGATCTCTTTCTATTCTAATCATATTATTTCCTTTACAAGTTTACTTTTGTGAATGTCATTGTCTCAGGATGAAACTGTGTTAATAGTTCTAATCGTCCATCATCTCTAGACTTTTCAGTAACTACTGTTCTGTATTGATCGTTTCTATTTCCTTTTATTACAACAACCTTGTCTGCTTTTTGTACTACATTGGACGAACCTTTAAGTGAGTGTAATCCAACCATACCTTGTGCTGCACTAGCTTTATTTAAATGATGTATAGCAAAAATCAAAGTGTTATTTCGTTGTGCAATTTGCTTTAACGTATCAATAACTATGTTTTGTTTTTGTATATCACCATCAAATCTATCTACTTGCATTTCGTCAGTAGTATCTACTACTAATATATTAGGTTCGTATTGTGCTACTACTTTCTTAACAGCTTCTATTTCAGGAGCAATAACCATTATTTTTAAATGATCTAACTCGTCTTTAACAGAAAAATCTGGATCACTTTTGTATTGATTAATTACCCAATCATTAGTTTGTCCTTTTACTATCTGCACAAACCTTCTCCATATTAATATCTCATTCATTTCTAATGATAAAAATAAAGTATCTTTTTTGGCTTGTGCTACAAGATTTTGTACAAACGCTGTCTTACCCATACCAGTGTCACCACTAAATATAACTAACTCTCCAGGTTTAAACACGTAATCTTGTGCTCCATGAAATACGTCAGCAATATTAATACTTCTTTTAGTGAAGTCTTTCTCTATATACTCTTTGAATGTATCTTCTAAAGTATTTGAATCACGTATATCTAATACATAATCTTTTCTTTTAAAGTGTATACATTTCGGATCACAGTATTCCATTAAGATAGTGTCGTCACATCCGTATATATATTGATTATCATATACGTTTGTAACAGTACGTTCTATTTCATTTGCTTCCATAGTATCTTGTGCCCACTTGTTAATACCGTTTAACGATACTATAAATGGTATTCCAGCTCTTTTCCAAGAGCTAACCATTCTCATCATATTTTTATTTCTAGACCCTTGTATAGGTCCTTCATTAAATATGTGTTGAACACAAGTAACTACAGAATTAGCATCACTAGTACGCATTGGTTTCAAACTAACGTTTGCTTTATTAGCAATGATAGACGTTTGTAAGTAAGGTTCTACTATTGTATCATGACTATTAAACGTAGCGTAAAAGTTAGGCTTAGTTTTTTCATACTCTTTGTAACTTTTTCTTGACTTAGCTATATTGCAGACATCATCATAAGATAAATTAAATATATCTTCTAATGGTAGCCATACTTTATGTAAGTTAGTTTTCTTGTTTAATGACCAAGGTGATCTTATAATTCTAGTCTTATCGTATATGTTATCACCAAAACTAAAATGTTCTGTTAAAGTTGATTTAACTTTTTCATGTACATTTTTGTTAGGTTGAAAACCAAATACATTAAGTAGCTCAATATGATAACCGCTGCCACTAAACCATACGTTAACATGGCTACTATCAATACCAAAATCAAACAACTCATTACAAGAATGTATGAGATAGCTTTGCATATTTTGTCCATCGATTTCCCCTTTGTCTAAATCTATAATAATTCTATTGGGATATGCTAATCCTTCATAGTTTTTTACAGAGTTGGTTTTTAATACATGATCTTTGAACGTTGTGTCAAACAAATAATATGATACATACATTTCTTTTTTGAATGCATTTACATTTACTTTCTTTAAATAACTTTCGTAATCACATATAATATTTCTATTACTAATTGTATCTTCTACAATTTCTACTATTCTATTCTCCATCCTTTTACCTTACTTTTATTATGTTGAACTTCTTCTAATTTAATTCCATGCCTCTTTAAAGTATTACTTTCACGTATCTTTCTAAATGCCCTAGCATAAGTACTTGCAGTGTGCATTTTTTGATGTACAAGTCTACCATAATTAGGCAATGACCCTTCTAAATCGTAACTATAAAAGACTGGATTACTAGTTTTTATACTTTTAATCCAGCCAATTACGATGTCTTTTGCAGACATTAGAACGGCACTTCAGAACCATCAAAAGCTTTCTTAACCATATCAACTGTAGCTTTTTCTTCTACTGTTTCAGTTGCTTGTGATGCTATGTTTTTATCATAGTCTTTAGGGTAACCTTTACTAATCTGTTGATTAAAACGAGACTCTAGTTGTTCTTTTGCATCTATTGATGATAAAACTCCCCAGGTATTACGTTTATATTTACCAGTAGATTTGTATGTAATGCAAGCTACCTTTTTATTTGCTAAAGATTCAAGTGATTTAGTATCTAAAACACCATTATCTGCTACATTTAGATCGCATCCAGCTGCAACAAACAAAGTATTTAGATCGTCAGGATATTTTAATCCTGTTACTATGTCATTTGTATCTTTTTCAAAGTTTTGATTAACAAAACAAATATAAGTATAGCCATTATTGTCGTCTGTCAACTCTAATTTTAAACTCATGTCTGTATATTGTGAATCCATTACTTCAATATCAGTAATAGAACAATCATTTACAAAGTAATTTCTTGTATTACTACCTCTATTATTCATTTTTGTACCATTTATAGCCATTACGCCTCCGTTCCTGTACGATTATCGTTAATATAGTCTTGGTTTTTGTCATTGATAGCGTCTTGCATCATATCATTATGGTTTTCCATGTGTTGATGTAATGCTTTTGTTGTTTGTTCAGTATCAATGTAATCATATCCGTATTGACCGCCTTGATATGCTATTCTTACGAGTACATAATCACCATGATCGTTACTAATATATTGAATGTCTCCTTCATTCATGTCAGATATTGTATGTTTACTTGCTTCCTTTTGACTCATTCTTGCCTCCATCCAGTATCTGTGTTTCTAAATAAGATTTAGTAGTGCCAACTCTTACTAACGTATCAAAGTATCCATCTGATCTTTGTTTTGTATACTTAAGAAAGTGTTCTTCACCTATAAAAGGCTTAGCTTTTTTTGCTAAGTCATCTAATTCTTCTAGATGTTTGATCTTAACATGTGATTTAACTGCTGCTGCTTTAGCATTATCTACTTCATCTTTAGAAGCTATTGAATAACCTCCACCAAATCCAGCAAATGCTAATGCTCTACCAACTGCAGATGTTTCACAGTTTTCTAATGCTGATGTCTTGTTTACAAATCCTGTATTGTCACGTTCAGCTGCGTAACCAGTGTAATACATATCAGGATTAGTTTGTTTGTCAGGATATACAGTAGACTTAATCATGTATTCATTACATCTTTCACCTGATGGTGTGTCTGTAATATTGTTTACTGATATAAGTTCTGTTTCTATTGTAGAAGTAGGATATTCTGATAAGAATGCTTCCACACGATCTTTTACTTCTGTATATTCTTTGCCTTTGAACTTCATTTATTCTCCGTTTCGTTTCATGTTTAATTAATAGATTATTATTGTAATCTAACTTTGTAATATACTACAAAATTCTTAATCTTGCAAGTATTTTTCGTACATAAACTCTCCATAATCCTTACATCCTGTACATAATGCTACGTAAGTTTCGTCTTCTAAATCTTTACCCGATTCAGATATTGGTTCTGATGCTGGCGAACCATTAGTACATACTGTACATATTAAATCGCCTGGATCATCATTGTTATTCATGTTATTTCCTTTCAATCAAAAGGGCCGCTATTTATAGTGGATTACGAAGAGAGGTATATAATGCGACCCTCTCAATTTATTTATTTTACGTAGTAAATGACTTGTAATCTAATGCCATAGTAGGAAAATTAAAAGCAAAACTTTGTTGATAAGGCTCGCTTCTTAATATCTTTTTAATGGTATTACTAATAAAACTACCGCTCATATTACTACAATATGATGTTGCCTTAGCATTACATGGCTCACTACTACCTTCTTCGTCAGAATACCATGTTGCTAAGTATTGTTTCATTGTTGGATTTTTAAATGTATACTGCTGATAATGTTCAGCACCCATACGTCCATCAATTAACAGTAAAGGCTTTCTCTTCTTCATTATTTTCTCTACTGCGTCTTTTCTACTATCCATAGAATCAAATCCCAATACAATTATGTCATTATTATCTTGACCTTGTGTATTGTGCTCTTCAAACAATCCATTGTAAATACTTATATCGCATTCTGGATTAATATCTTCCAGTATTTCTTGCAATGCTTTTACTTTTGGCATGTTCAAATGTCTGTGTGAGTACATAGATACACCAATATTTTCAGTATTGACTTCATCCATGTCGTATAAATTAATATTTACACCACCCATTCTAGCAATTTGACTAGCTGCGGCACTACCAATAGCACCGCAACCTAATATATGATAGGTATATTTATCAAATGAATTTACAAGGGCTTTGTATCTTTGATTTATCATCTCCAACCCCCATAACTTAATGCATTAGCTTGATTAATTGCTACATCGGGATCAAACTTAGTTCCTTTAGCATGTATATAACAATCAGCATCTACAAAATTGATAACTAAATCAAGATAATCTTTACTAATCTTACCAACTCTTAGCTCACTCTTATCTTTTCTTAGTTTCTGGTTTATCTTTCCTATGTCTGCACTGTATTTATTGTAATTATTGTTAGTTAAATAATTAAGTAATACATCATCCACCTTGCATTCAAGATTAACTCTTTCAGCGTCTGAACCAGTTTCTTCATCATCTGTAAATATACTTACTTGATTTTTATTGTTGTAAGTCCATCCTGATTTGTAGCTACCAGCAACTTTAGGCATTGTAGTTATAACACTTGTAGGTTTTGTGCACAACTTATCCACTTTATTAACTATACCCTTTGGTATTTCAGACATACCTTCAATTTCAATATCAACATCTACGTGAACTTCTAACGGTTCCCAGATACTGATCCTAAACTTGTATTCTTCTTTCAGGTTTACTACTAAACTAAACGAGACTTTACTATTAGATGATTGTTGTATAGCTGTTAAGTCTGTTCCGCTCCAGAAAGCTGCCATTGTATGATGACTATGCCACCAACAATAATATATATCTTTAGGATGATATTGCATACCCGTTTTCATTAGGTATTTTGCTAAATCATCTCTATCTATTACTGTATTACCTGCAGTTATTTCCTGTTTAAGTATCACTGGATCTAACATTCTAAATGTACCGTCATCTTCTTTGACGACTACCATGTAGCCGCCAATTTCTGATTGATGTTCATCCCATGCATACTTTGAATAGTTCTGGATAGTATTCCAGTCTTTCTTACTTATTACGTAACTCATGTTCTTATTCCTCTCATTGCAACTTCCATCATTCTATCTTCCATAGACATGTCAGTAGTTGGTTCTTGTTCTTCTTCTTGTTCTTCTTCTTCACCTAGATAATCTTCCTCGTGAAAGTAGTTATTCAGAGACGCTCTTTCATCAAATGGCAATCTTTCATAGACTCTATCTGATAAACCATTACCATCTTCAGTCATGCTCGATAAAGGGTCTGCTTGATTTGCTATGTATGTGTTAAGTTCTGAAACTTTACGTTCAGTTTTAACGTTATCATCACCAGTAACTTTGTCAATAAACTCTACAAATTCTACATATAATGTAGAAAGTTCTCTTGACTTACAGTTGTTAGCATCTAACCAATCAACTAAACTTATCATAGAATTTAATATATATTCTTGACAAGTTGTTATGTATTGATCAGCTTTATCCATATCGCTATCTTCCATTTGATTTACACCGTTATGTTGCATCATAACATTTCTAAACTCTAGTTCTCTTTCACCACTTTTAATATTATTAGCATGCTTTACTGTTTCATACGTAGGTAACCATTCGTATCTAGTAAAATCATAACCATAATATGATTCTCGTTCTGGAATATTGTCGTAATCATACGCATACCACAATACAGCACTATTGTATCTATCTCTTGAACTATAAGATACATCATCATAGTAACCAGACTTTTGACTTTCGTCTGTGTTTGAATCATCTAATGTAATAGCTATGTCGTAATCTACATTAATTTGATTTAAGTATCTAGCATACATCAAGTTAATTGGTAAGCCTACATCAGTAATAAATGTATCACTATAGCTATCATCTACACATAATATAGATTTATGTATTGATTGCAACGGTTGAGTAACACCTAATGTATATATTTGCCACGAATTTAACGCAGTAAATAGTCTCATAAAATCCAAACGAACAACAGATTCTACGATTTCATCATTAAGATTACCAAAACATATGTTATTACCACTGTTGAAACCATTACCATCTTCAGTCATGCTTGTCCAATAATTATTAAGACGTCCACCAGTTTGTGTTCGTAGACTTTCTTTACCTTGACTAAAGAATGGATGATTGTATGTAATCTGATTATCATATTGATTTGATGTATTATATCCAGCCCATCTACCTTTCATTTTAAATGACGGCCAAGCTTGCACACCATACAAGTTTCTTTCTGATGATGTTACACGATAACGATCGTTACTTGCTATCATTTGTCCATCAAGATTCTTAATATCATGAGCAAACATTGCATCTACCATGTTAGCCATAGGTAATTCAAAGAATAAATAAATAGGTTCAGTAGGAATTTGTCCCACTATGTCACCTTCTTTATTCATTACTGTTATTGATGGCTTATTGTATTTAACTTCCAAAGTAAACACAGAAGTTTTCCACTTAATAACTTCAACTTTTTCTGGCGTACCAGCTAAATATTCATCATCAGTTACTTCATTGAATGCTATATAACTATCTAATTCTACATTACACATATCTGGAATAATTTTCTTAGCTGATTCCATTTTATCTTGTATAGTTTTCATTAACAGTTCATATCTATTTACACCTGTATCAAGCGTATCATCCATAGTAACCTTTCTTGAACGCAACTCTTTCATCTGATCTTCTATAGTTAATATCTTATCAATAAACTCTCGTCTAGTCCATTTCATTCTTGCAGGCCTGTTTCTAAGTATAGCTTCCAACGTACCAGGTTTATCATATTGTAAGAACCTTGTTTGTAACGCTTTTAATATACTATCTTTGAATCCACGCTTCCACCTATATGTTCTTGTAACACCTATCGGTTCTATTGGATCTAACACTGATCTGTTTCCATATATATATGTGCTTGTAATGTAGCTTCTATTGATTCGGTCTAGCTCACGTAACAACTTCTTTTGTGGGCCCATAACTAAATGTTTACCTACTTCAGCCATATCTATACTGTAATCTTCAATTTCTTGACGCATTTCTATTTCCTCTCTTTTGATTATTAATTTATCTAAATAATACATATGTTTCTCTCTTCTTAATGTATGAAGGGCAGCAACTAATGTTACCACCCTCCATGTTATCTACTACCTAGCGTCTCCACCAGTTTTATCGTTGCTCATGAAGGCAACCCAAACTAAAGTGTCTTCACTATTGTTCGGTGCTAAGTCAGCATTTCTGTTGACATTACGCAAGTTCATAGTGATTGAACTATTAGCTGGTACATCTACACCACAATCTGTAGATAAATAATTAATAAATTGCTCTATTGTGGTAACATGAGCTGGTACATTGGTATCTGTTACCCATTGTCCGTCACCCACATTGTATTTTACGCCTGTTATTGTACTCTCTGACATGTCATGCCTCTTTCTTTTCATTTAAACTATCTTGACGTTCAATCTCTGCTAAACATAAGTTATACAAAGCGTAACACAAGTTAGTTATTGATCTATTAATGTATATATTGTATAGTTCATCTTCACTTCTAATAGCTTTTATTCTTTCAGCTATTGTATAAACTAAACCATCTATACATTCTTCTATTCCTTCCTTTAGATTATCTCTATCGACTTTGAGACATTCTTCTGCAAGTATTGGAACTTGTGTGCCATAATCTATAGCACCTTTGTCCAATCTTTTTTGTATCATATACATCATATTGTCTGTGATACAAGTCTTTTCGTGTATTGTTAAGTTATTCTCAGACATTAATTGCTCTGACGCAAAGCTTAAACAATCATAAAATTGCGTAATGATTAATTCGTTATTAGTTAAACCCATACCTATAGCCATTACGATTTCCTATACCTATCGAGCCAACCAGGTTTGTATGTGCTTGACCCTTTATTTCTACCTTGACTGGTTCCGTTGAACCAAGCCCAACCATTGCCATTCATTTTATACATATAATAATGCAGCAATCTGCGTTTGTTCTCATATGGAAAATGTCCTGACGGATACTTCTTTATCTTACTCATTGATGGCCTCCTTGACTCTCAATTTAACATGAATATACTTTCTTTTAAACGACAAGAAACATTCGTATGGTATTGATTGTCTCTCGTATTGTATAGCTTTCCTAAATAAATCTACATCTATCCTCATATTTGGCCAGATAAAATTTAAATCAGGGTTATCATAGCCATCAGCAGTTCTTTCCATGGCCTCTTGCATTGAAGCACGAGTTGCTAAGTTACACCATATACTATTATGATGATGTTTCTCCCATTGCATATTAACTTGCATAATATTATCTATGTCAATCACATCGTCTTCGACTAGTGTAAACAAATCTTTTAACGATGTGTTGAACTGCATGTCCTCTTGCTCACAATTAATATACAACAACTCTGCTGCAGTCATGACTCACCTTTCTTTACCAAAGGCAAGCCTAAATAAACTGGTTTGTTGTTACTGTCTAGCACTTCCATTGGTGTATTGCTACCCAACTTCAGTCCTATATTAGGATACTTTAACAGGTTATCCTTACTACCCTGAACTATCATAACATGATAGCCTTTGTTGTTACGTGTTAGTTTTAACTCTGCTTTTGTTAGGTTAAACTGTTCACATAGTTCTTTGTTTGACGGCATTGTAATCATAATATCTCTCCTTATTATATTGAATTGTGATAGTAGGTTAGTTAATCATATATGAAACCTTTGCGGCTAACCTACTCTCAGCCACCGAAACTATTTGTGAAGCTGACTAGCATCAAGCACTGCGTCTTGTATGTAGTCTTCTTGCTCTTGATCTAACTGTTTATTGATTAGTTTCTTGATGGACTTTTTGTCGACTGCTCTGTCTTTATATATAGGTGTCCAGACACCCTTAATCTCAGTCTTTATGATGTCTGGAACCTTATCTCTTTTAGGCAATACTTTCACCGTTATAATGCCCAGCAATAGCATCTAGTTGACGAACAACTTCGTCTCTATCTTGTATTGACTGTTGCTTATTTAGTTCTTGTAATAACCTATTGATTTCCACTTCTTGCTTGTAGTTTTGATTGACTACCTTGCGATACTCTACTATGATGTTGTGAACATTCATAAGTATTATTACTAACAACATTAGTGTCATTAGTAACAATACATAGTTAACATATTCCATGTTTACTCCTATATTGATCGGTTAATATTACGGCTTAATCAAGCGTCTGATTGCTTTGATTGTGCCAAGCTTGCGATACTCTACAAGTTCTTTGTAGGTAGCTTTGCTTATTTTGTTAGCAATGCGTTCATCTAAAGACATTCTGTTATAATCAGTAAACTTTAGTGTCAGTTGATGAATGATTGCTTGTTTTGATAGAACCATACATTCCTCCTATTGTAGGGTATTTAGTAAAGTAAAGGGACAATTAAGTCCCTCTACAAACATATTAGGCAATTTCAGCAGGCTTAATAACCACTGAGCCATTACCTCTAACAGCATAACGACTGATACCAACAGGCACTTTAGCATTAGGACTGGTGACTTTCTTACCAATCGCTGCACCACTTGCCAATACAGACATTATAACAGTTAACTCAGCCTCACTCGCATTCTCAATATCAGAAGACAAGTTAATAAAGTCGTTACCTTTAACAGTTCCAACATTTATCTTAGTAGTATTAACACCACTAATATCACAACTGACAATAAAACATTCATTCATAAATTCCATAATCATACTCACATTCATTCGGTTAGTTATATTATTCACATTATTCAACCAAATACAATAATAATGCTAAATCATAGGCAGGGGTACATTCTATATATACCACGTGCATACATTCTAGTTGCATTTTTAAAAAATGGGCCTTATATTAGATTATGGGAACAATGAAAATACCTAAGAAAATGTTATTCCAGATGGTTATGGAAGGAAAGATTGAAAAATTTGATAAAAATTCTGGAGAATGGGCTGATGTTACCTTTGAGCCAGGCAATGAGGAACATATTAAGATCAAGACTCAACACTACGCTCAGGCTGAAATTGATTTTGTGCATGAAACATTAGAGTTGGGAATGAAAATTTGTAGAGAAATAAATTAATGTTAAGACATAGTAATACTTATAGTATAATACGCACATAAGGTGCTAAGTAATACTTACAGTATACTAGTAAAAAAAGAGGATGTCAAGTAAAATATGAAGAAAAAGAAAAATAAACCTACACTTAAGGACCTTAGTCGTGCTTTAGGTGGAGCCATGATGCAGATAGAACAATTAAAGTCTCATGTTTTCAATGGAGACAAAGCATTAGACGAATACATTAAGATGAAAGGCGACAAAGAAGATTTTATAAAATTTTTAGAAAAAAATTATAAAGATGATACGGATAAAGAGAAAGCTGAAGATAAATAACTTTGAAGATACCGAGTATACAGTCTACACACGTAAAGAATTTGATAGCTTGGATAAAACATTCAAGCATTGGTCTAAGTGTAATAGTGGTGATTGGGGAATTTCTGATGATGGTTATGTGGCTGAGTGTCTTCAGCGTAACATTTATGGTACAAGCATTGAAATGGTGTTCCCATATGGTAGGCAATGGGCTAAGAGAACTGCGAAGTTAGAGTTTGAACCACACTATTACAGCAAAAACTACAGTAATGTGTCTACTAAAAGCTATTCAGAGCTAGAAGCTAGCAAAGATAGGGCTGATTTGGCTATAGATGCGTTCTTAGCCTACAAAACTGCAGGTAAAAAGCCTGATATGGACAAAATAGGTAAGATATACAGACCAGATCAGAATAATCCTGCAATAGCAGTAAAGAAATTATTTAAAACTAAAGAGGTAAAGAAGATTATGGCAGATAAACTAAAGGATATACTACTGGATAGGGAGATAGACGAAGGTTTCGTACTTGACGTTATTAAAGACGCAATAGATACAGCTAAGGTTAAGGAAGATCCAGCTAATATGATAAGAGCTGCTAAAGAATTGTCTGTATTTTTAGATATGGCTCCTAAACAAAAACAAGTTACAGAGTCTATAGAGATGGATATGTCTCATCAAATAGCAGATACGTATAAGAAACAGACTAAGAAATTAAAAGCAACTAAGATAAGTGAGATAGATGATGGCAAAGAAGATAGTAATTATCAAGTCGAAGAGTAAAGACGATCTAGAGCTATTCTATGCTGTATTAAAAGAAGTAGCTAGGGATATGAAGGTGTCAGTCAATAATGGATGATAAGAAAAAAATATTACTAGAGATGCAACAAGACATGCTACTGTTCGGTAGAATGGTTATGCCTAACATGTTTAGTGAAAACTCTCCTAACTTTCATTACGATATAGTAAGGGAGCTATCTTCAGAGAATAAACAAATAAATATTATAGCACCACGTGGTCATGCTAAGTCATCGATTGTTGCTGGTGTTTATCCTTTATGGCATCTAATGATGGATAAAGGTACAAAAGTGATCGTATTAGTATCTAGAACGCAATCTCACGCTACAAAGCTTCTTGGTACTATAAAAGATGTATTAGACTATTCTCAAGAGTTTAGATATTTTTTTGGATACTGGGGACAGAACTCGGCCAGAAAGTGGACGAACACTGAGATAGAGCTGAAAGATGGTAGTATTATTATATGTAAAGGTACAGGACAACAGATAAGGGGGATAAAGCATGGGAATCAAAGACCAACGTTATTGGTACTGGATGATCCTGAAGACGAGGTTAATACGAAAACTGCAGAAGCGATGGAATATAATCTACGTTGGCTGCTGCAATCTGGTGTTCCATCCCTTGACCCGCTCCGTGGTAGAATCTGTGTCATTGGTACTCCGCAGCATCAGCGATGTATGGTTGAGACGTTAAAAGATATGAAAGGATGGAGAAACTTAATGTTTAGTCCAGACTTAGAAAGCAATACTGCACTATGGCCAGAAGTATGGCCCATAGAAAAATTAAAACAAAAGAAGGAAGAATTAGATAGTATTAACAGGTTATCTGTATTTTATAGGGAATACCTCTGTCAAATTGTAGGAGATGAAGATAATTTGTTTCGTGCTGAAGATATTAACTATTACGATGGCTATATCGAAAGAGATGAACAGGGATTGTCGAATCTCGTACTGACGAACGTTAATGGTGAGGAAGTGCAAGAGATTAGACCTGTAAACGTGTTTACTGGTGTCGATCCCGCATCTAGTACTAAAAGAGGAGCAGACTATAGTGTTATATTTAATATAGCAATAGATGGTGAAAACAATCGTTGGATACTGCCATACTATAGAAAAAGAGCAACTCCTCTAGATTTAGCAGATGCTATCATACAAAACTTCCAAAACTTTAAAAGTTCTAAAACTAGAATAGAATCTGTAGGATATCAGGAAATGTTACGTCAATACATAAAAGAAAAGGCAGAAGAGATGGGAATGTTTATACCTGGCCTTGAAATCAAAGAGAACCCTAGAACTAGAAAGTCTTATAGATTAGAGAGTTTGCAGCCATTATTTGCAAATGGTAAGGTATTTCTGCAAAGAAGGATGGAAGCATTGGTAGATGAGCTAACATTATACCCTAGAGGTAAGCATGACGATTTATTGGATGGATTCTTTTATGCTAACAAAAATTGTTATAAACCTGCTCATGAAGCTGAATTAGTGTACGAAGAAGAAGATTATTACTTACCTCAGAAAAAAAGTTGGAAATTACTGTAAAAAAGACTTGACAAGTTCAAATACTTGTGTATAAATTGCAAAGATAGTTTATGGAAAAAGAATTACCCTTTAAAGAGTTTATACGTAAGTTAGATAAGGTTATTACGTACGATATCCCAGAGGGGTACATTGAAGTAAAACGTAATGCCAAACAAAATAAAAAAAAGAACAGCATCGACAAGAACCCAGACGATCAAAGATAAAGAGGTTGTCTTTGGGTATGAACACGATATAGAAGCCTATGTCGTACCAGAAGAAGTACAAACATCCCGTGAACTATTTACAGAATACAAAAGCTCCAGAGAAGCCTGGGCTGTTAAGTTTCAAGAGTCAATAGAATTTAGAGCTGGTGCTCAATGGAGTACCGAAGAACAAGAAGTACTAGAATCTCGTGGTCAAGCACCAATCGTAGTAAATCGTATCCATCCTATCGTAGAAACAGCAAAATCCTTATTAACTTACAATTCACCTCAATTTAGAGCTACTGCTAGAGAAGACTCTGATAGACAGACAGCTAGAGTATTTTCAGATTTATTTGAGTATATATGGAGTAAATCATCAGGAGATGAAGAATTAAAGAAGATTATAGATGATTATTATGTTGGTGGTATGGGAGTTATGCAAGTATATCAAGATCCGTCAGCTGATTTAGGTAAAGGAGAAGTATGTCTTAAGTCTATTAATCCTTTAGATATATACATAGATCCTAATGCTAAAGATGTTTATGCTAGAGATGCTGCTAATATATTAGTTGTTAAGTATATGACAGACGAATATGCAGAGTTAGTATACCCTGAGTACATGGATATTATTATGCAAGCAGAATCAGAAGCAGATGGCGAAGAAGATTACCCTACAACTAATTTAGCTGCTACAGAAGGACAGATGTTCTTTTCAGGTGATGACAGTAGGATGCACAACAAAAGAAAATTTATAGAACGATACACAAGAACTAATCAATATTATTGGAATGTGTATGAACCGTTCTCTCAACAAGAGTTTTTATTTAACGAATCAGAGTATGATGAATATCTTTCTAGAAATTACATGAAAATAAGAAAAATTACTGGTGAAGAGATAATTATATTTGAAGAAGAAGCAATATCTAACTTAGTAGACGTCTTATTAGATACTGGTGGAGTCTTTCATTATAGACTTCCAGAACCTGTATCTGACGAAATGGGACAAATAGTACCTCAGCCACCAGTAAGAGTTGTTGGTGAAGAGGATGAAAATGGAATACCTGGTAGTACTACCATACTTATTCCAATGTCTACAGAAGAATTAATAGGGTTAAAAGCAATAACATCTAACGAAATACTAAAACCTTGTGTTGAACAAGTAGTAACAGTAGGAGATAGGTTGTTATACAAAAGAATGCTACCTACGAATGAATATCCTATAATACCATTAATGAATGTTCATCATCGTAATCCTTATCCTGAATCAGACGTTAGGCTATATAGACCTTTACAGGAATATATAAACAAAATTAGATCATTAATTATAGCACATGCAAGTACAAGTACTAATGTTAAGTTGTTAATCCCTAGAGGTTCTGCTGATTTAAGACAGATAGAACAAGAGTGGAGCAAAGCTGGTACTAGTGTTATAGAGTTTGATGCAGAATTAGGTGCACCCATTGTTGCTGGCCCAGTGCCGTTACCAAACGAGTTGTATAAGAATGAAGCTGATGCTAAGTATGACTTAGAATATGGCTTTGGTATATTTGAACTTATGCAGGGTAGTGGAGCAAGTGCACCATCTACTTATCGTGGTACATTAGTTGTAGATGAGTTTGGCCAGCGTAGAATTAAATCTAGAAGAGATGACATAGAAAACTTTTTAACACAAGTCGGTAAGGTTGCCGTGCCTTTAATTCAACAATTATACACAGAAGAGAAAGTGATTAGGCTAATACAACCTAACGGACTTGAAAAAGAAGAAAGAATTAACTTTTATAAACAACAAGAAGATGGATCTGTTGCTAGATTCCATGACATTGGTGTTGGAAAATACGACATTATAATTGTAGCTGGTTCTACATTACCATCAAATAGAATGGCTATGTTAAACACTTACATGCAAATGTACCAAGCTGGTCTAATAGATCAAGTAGAAGTATTAAAGAAGACAGAAGTAGTGGACATAGAAGGAGTATTATCACGTGCTGGACAAATGCAGCAAATGCAACAACAAATGGCAGCTATGGAAGAAGAATTAAAGAAAGTCAAGGGCGATTTACAAACCTCAGATAGAGAAACTGTACACGCTAAGAAGAGACTTGAAGTAGAAAAATTCAGTGGGGAATTAGATAAAATATCTAATCGTGCTGATATGGCGTCTAGTTTATATAAAGCTAGACTTAACGATGCAAAATCAAATCTGATAAACTCTGTTAAGACCGAGGAAGTAGAACAAATGGAAGAAACTAATTTCTTTGATGTTTCACCCGAGGAAATAGAGAATTAGAAAGGAGATAAATAATGCAAGAAGAAAAAAAGATGGACAATGTAGAGGAACAAAAAGTGGAGAGTACAGAGACTGCAACTGAGACCACTTCTCAAGAAGATATTTTTAGTGAAATTTTTGGACAAGAAAAGGAGCAATTTGTTGCAACTGTTGATCCTGAACCAGAAATAACTCCTGAAGGTGAACCTTCTGATGTTCAAGATACATCTGATCCAAAGAGTGACGCTGACAGTTATAGATACTGGCAAAGTGAAGCAGATAAACGTTCTGTTGAAGTAGAGTTATTAAAAAGTCAAGTAAGTGAACTTATGAACACTAAAGGCTCTACACAAACTGAACAGCCTGTACAGGAAACAGTTAAATTAGAAAAACCTGTTAAACCTCGCAAGCCTGCTGACTATGATCACTCTGAGGCACTGGCTGATCCTGATAGTGACTCAGGTAAATTCCTGGGTAAACAGGAGCAATATTTGGACAACATAACAGAATATATGATGTCTGTAGAAGAGCAACGTGAAAAGTTAGCTAGTAAACAACAACACCAAGCAGAAGAGTTTCAACGAAACCAGAAGCTAGTTGGAGATTTACAAGCAAGATATAACTACTCACCGCAAGAAGCAGATGACTTTATATCTAAAATGAGTAGTCCAGATTCTTTGTCTTTAGACAATTTAGTTAAATTGCATAAAATGAACACGGGAAATGTCCCAACGCAGGTTACACAGGTAACCCAACAAGCTCAACAAAAGCAAGACCTAATGAATAAAAGACAACAGAATCTTAGTATACCTAAGCCAATAGGTGTACAGCCAGGTTCAAACGTGCAGTCATCAAAAAATGTAGAGGATTTAATGATGGATTCCATGATAACAAATCATAAAAAAAGGAATCCTTTTAAATAAAGGAGATAAATGATGGCAAATGTATATAGCATGACACCAGGAGAAGCAGTTCAAGGAACTAGCATCAATGTTGATAGAAGAATCTTCAACTTTGGTGAGAGAGTCGCTGAATTAGCTCCCAACCAATCGCCTTTCTTCACATATTTGTCTAATGTTGCTAAAGTGCCTACAGACGATCCCGTCTTTAAGTTTTTAGAACAAAGACATCAATATCAAAGACGTAACTTTGAACTTCAAGCTGACATTGTAACTACTGCTTATAGCACTGGTTTCAATATTGCTGCAGGTCAAGCCTTTGATGTAGATTGTGGTTATGACAAATTCGGAAGAGAGCAAGCAGGACAACAACCAAACTTCTTACTTGAGAATCAAATCTTAGCAATCGAATGTGAATACGATGCTGATGGTTCTAATGGAAGTGATACACCTGCTATAGCTTATTACAAAATTATAGCTGCACCAGATCTAGCGACAGATACTGCTGCTGCAAGACTTGTAATGAGTTTTATTAGAGTAAATTACAAACCAAGTGGTTCTAATGGAGCAACTGCAACTAACGCTGGAGAAATTTCACCAGCTGCGAATTCTAAATTAAGATTCGATGCTGACATGAAAGGTCAAGTAGTTGGTTCAGCTTTTGCTGAGGGATCAGAAGATCCAGAATCATGGCATGATGAGTTTTACAACAGAGAAGGATACTGTCAAATCTTTAAAACTTCAGTACCTTTATTCTCTGGTACAGCTCTAGCTACACGTTATCGTGGAGTTAATAACGAATACATGAGAGTGTATCAAGAAAAACTTATGGAACATAAGATGGATCTTGAACACGCTATGTTATTTGGTATTGGTGCTGATGATTCAACAGCAACAGGTCCAGTTCGTAGAACATGGGGTGTTTTACCTTACACTGAGCAGTACGGAAAAGTAAAAACATTTACTTATGCTGACGCTTCATATGACACATTCATTGATGCAATGGAAGATGTATTCTCACCAGAGTCTGGAAACAGCGGTGAGAAACTTGTTCTTTGTTCAAGAGCTGTGATGTCATACTTTAACAAACTTGGAGGAACTTCATTCCTAGGTAACACTATGGCATTGAACTCTCAAGTTGGTAGTGGTTTAGATATTCAAAATGTACAAGGTGAGTTCGGTCACTTAGTAACAAGAATATCAACATTATATGGTAATTTAAACCTAGTAATGGAACCATTATTCAGAGGAGCATATGCAAACACTGCAATAATGATCGATCTAAATAACGTAGCATACAGACCGTTAATGGGTAATGGCGTATCAAGAGATACACAAATTATTACTAACGTTCAAGCTCGTGATATTGATGGAAGAAAAGACATGATTCTTACAGAAGCAGGTCTAGAAATTCAACTTCCTGAAACACACACTGTGTTACAGTTTAGTTAATATAACTGGGGGAGTTGAAATATACTCCCCCTTATTAAAGAGGAGAGAAATATAATGGCAAATCCATTAATAGCATTTTTAGGAAGACAAGTAATTAAAGGTGCAGGTAAGGTTGCAAAAAAACTTGGAGAAATGAATAGAGCTAGACCTCACAATACAGGTCAAGGTATAAGTTTTAAACCTAAAGGTATAATTAATAGAATGAAAAATAAAGCTCAAAAAGCTAAAGTAGAAACAACATTACAAGGACGTGGTAAACAATACAAACAGCAATTTGAAATGATAACTAAGCAATCTACTGATTCAATGACTATAATTAAAAAACACAAGGTTAAATAGAAATGAGCTTTAGAACAGAGATAGAAGCAATTACTGGGAGTATTTCAAGCTTAACATCTGAAGCTAATTTATATTTAGCAGAAGGAGTAAAGTTTATTACTAAATATGTAATGAGCAATCCTTTAATGATTGAAAGATTAACACAGTCTAGTACATTAAATAGTAGTACACCTCAACATCCTATGAGTGGTGTGCTAGGTGTATCTTCTGTAGTTAGAAGTGATGGAACAAGAACTAGAAATGCAGATGAAATATCTCCAGAATTTTTAGCAGATTTATCTGATGTTAATAGTATATATTTTACAAATAAATTTGACCCTAAGTATTACGTATCAGATAATATTTTAAAGGTATATCCATTACCGTCTGATACCGAGCAAGCTATTGTTAAACATATTACACCTGATGCTTCTGTAGCAAATACAGATAGTAGTGTAAGTAACTTTCCAACTGAATTAAACAGAGGAGTTGTTTTATATGGAGCCCAACAAGTTTTAAGAAAATTTATGAGTGTAAGAAATGCTACGCTTACTGGATTAACTTCTGGACTAGGTAGTATTAATCCTCCATCTAGTAGTGGAGTAGTATCAACAGTTACTTATAGTGGCCCTAGTAATGGTGACGTGGGAACAGCAAGTGCAGCTTCAGTATCAAGTCCTACTGCAGTATCTGCATCAAACAAGATAAATATAGGATCAGCACCAGCTTATAGCAAACAAGCTAATTATAATATGACAGCCATAGCAAGTATAAGTGATTTAAATTTTAGTGGTATAACACCACCAAGTAGTATTGGAATTGGAAGTGTAACTTATTCGACTCCAACTGATGCTAATGTAGGTAGTATGGGAGATGTTGCAGCAGGTTTTAACACTGCAGTTGTATCTACTGGTGCAGCAAATGTAGGGTCAGCACCAAATTATAGTGCTCCTAGTATTGTAGGTACTGGTAGTGTTTTATTAGCAACTCCAAGTATTCAATCATTAACTATAAGTGTTACTCCTCCTAGTGCTCCTAACGTAGCAGATGTAGGTATAGGTGCTTTAGGTAGTGCTCCAGCATACGCACCACCATCTTTATCTTTAGATTACACAGCACCAGGAGATTTAGGTGTTGATGATTATTTAACTAGTGAAGATGTAGAGTTAGCACAAATAGCATTACAAAAAGTAGCTAGTGATATTAATAAATACCAGATAGATGTACAGAACCAAGCAAATGAGTTCAATGAAAATATGGCTGTCTATCAAGCTAATTTACAAAAAATATTAGCACAAGGTCAAATTGAATCAACAGAATCTGAACAGGGTATACAAAAATATTCTCAAGAAATAGCATCGTTTACAGCTGATATAAATAAACAAATTGGAGCTTATCAACAAAATACAACTAAAGATATTACTCTATGGGAGACAACTAGGCAAACACAATTAGCTCAGTATGCATCAGACATAGAAAATCAAAGTGTAGTTTTTAATGCAAATGTAGAAAAATTTAGAGCAGATAATCAATCTGCTTTAGATAAAACACAAAGAGATTTACAAGCTAGTATAAGTAACGCACAGAATGATTTAGCTGAAGCACAAGTAGATGCTGCTTCTGCACAAGATAAACAAGCTAGACAGTTTGCAGAAAAATCTGAAAGACTTATACAGGGTGCTATTCAAACTATGCAAGCTACTTTAGGAGATAATCAATCTAAAATAGAACAGTTTAATTCTTTGCTATCTAAATACCAGTCTGAAATAAATACAAAAGTTACAGAGCATCAACAGAATACTAATAAAGAAATTGCAAAAGCAGAGTTATTAAGAACTACTGAGTTGCAACAATATACTATTGCTATACAAGACGAGTTAAATGAGTTTAATAAAGAGAACGTAGCTTATCAAGCAAACATTCAAGCAGAGTTTGACAAAGTTCAAAGAGATCTTCAAGCATTAATAGCTGATGCACAAAATGATTTAGCTGCAGCACAACAAACAGCAGAACAAACTACTAGTGTTTCAATTCAAAATCAATCAGAAAAGTCTCAAAGATTAATACAAAATGCTATAAATACAATGCAAGCTATAGTAACACATAATCAAGCTAAAGTAGAAACTTACAATGTAGATGTTGCTAAGTATCAAGCTGAAGTAGCTGAAGCAGTACAAGATTATACATTAAGTTTACAAGAAGTAACACAAGATTATACATGGTTAAAGGAACAATATGGTATAGTAACAAATGATTTAATAACATTCTTACAACCATATCTACCTCAACAACAAATGCAGGAGGCTCAGAATGAAATTGCAGCAAATGGTTGATCAAGTTAGAAAGCACCATCCAGAACTAGGTGTTAATGAAATAATAATACTGTTGAACCAAGCATCTGATGAGTTTAGTTCTAGAACATTATTACTAGAAGAAGCAACTCAATTTACTACAGTAGCTAACCAACGTTATTATGGATTAAAAGAATCTATATTAGAAATTAAATCTGTTGATTTAACTGATGCAGATGGTAATGCTAAAACAATTAAACGTCTACAAGGTAGACCAAAATACAGGGATTTAGATAATGTCTAGAAATAAAGAAAATGTTTACTGGGTTGAAAGAGATTCTATAGGCTTAGCCTTATATGATCCAGTAGGATCTGAAAAAAATAACTTTAAAAGTTTAACATCAGCACAAACTGTAACATTATTTTACTATAAAAAAGCTGATCACTTTAATACGTTGAATGAAACTGGTATGCTTATGTCAGAACAAAGCGAGTTACCACCACAATTTCATCAACATTTAGTTGAAAAAGCAATTCAATTAGGTTATGAAACTAAGCCAGATATGATTCAAATGGCACCATACTTTGCTAATAAATTTGAAATGGGTATTAAAGAAGCTAAGATGTATTCTAATAGAGGTCGTATATCTGGAATAAGAACTGTTCAACAACATAATTACTAGGACGTATTATGGCACATGAAAAAAGAAGAGCTAGTTTAATTAAAAAACATAAGTTAAGTGGTGTTAATAAACCTAAAAGAACTCCAAGTCATAAGACTAAATCGCATATGGTTTTAGCACAAGAAGGTCACAAGTTAAAGTTAATAAGATTTGGACAGCAAGGAGTTAGTACTGCTGGTAAAAAAACAGATGCTAAATCTAAAGCTAGACGTAAAAGTTTTAAAGCAAGACATGGAAAGAATATAGCTAAAGGTAAAATGTCTGCAGCCTATTGGGCAAACAAGGTGAAGTGGTAATGAAAATAAAAGAAGAAGTAAGTAATGGCTAAAACTTGGCGAAGAGGAACTTTTGGAATACAATCATTTGATGATATAAATGTATCTTTTGATACATTATTAGCTGATACATTTCAAGATGACATTAATAGTTTGTACACAGATAAAGAAAGTTTATCTAATACAGTTTATACAAACAAGCCTACATTACAACAAGTAACTTTTACAGATAAAAAAACATTACAGAATGTTACTTATACAGATAAGCCAAGTTTAAATACTGTTACTTATACAGATAAACCAAGTTTAAATACTTCAATTTATGAAGATAAAGGAGTGAATGCATAATGGGTGGATCATTATCAAAACCAAACAAAATAAAGGACGTATATAAAAAGATAGTCTTTTATGACGGTAATAAGTTAAAAACAGATAACGGTACTACAGACGTTACGATTACTACCGCAGATAATTTTTCTGGAGATATAGTTGCTGGAACAGGAATTAATGCTACTAAATCAAACGGACAAACAACAATTAGTGTAGATGATGACGATCTATTACTACAAAACGAAACAATTAACGGAGGGGTATTTTAATGGCAAATACAATAACATTAAAAAGAACTTCAACATACAATGCAACTGGTGCTCCAGGTTCTTTATCTTATGGTGAGTTAGCCTGGGTTAATGGGAGTAATAAATTATATGTTGGTGTTCTTTCAAGCGATAACAGTTCAGTAAATGTTACTGAATTTAATAGTATTATATTAGGACAAATTCCCGATTCAACAGCTGGAGTAAAAGGTAAAGTGATTGTAGCTGCAGGAGAAGGAATAGATGTAGGTTATTCATCGGGTACAGCAACAGTATCTGCAGAAGACGCAACTACATCAAATAAAGGTGTAGCATCGTTTGCAAGTGCAGATTTTGGTGTATCAAGTGGAGCAGTAACTATTAAAGCTGGTGGTGTATCTAATACACAATTAGCAGGTAGTATTGCTAATTCTAAATTAGCTAGTAGTAGTATTACTATTGGTGATTCAACTGTAGCACTTGGTGGATCAGACACAACTTTAACTGGACTAACAGATTTAGACATGACTGCTGGTAATAAAACAATACTAGATAGTATAGGTTCTAACACCTTAACTATTGGTGCAAGTGGAACTACAGTAGCTATAGCTGGTAATTTAACAGTAGCAGGAGCAACAACCACTCTTAATACATCTACATTAGACGTTGAGGATATTAATATTACAGTAGCCAAAGGAGCAGCAGACTCTTCAGCTGCAGACGGAGCTGGTATTACAGTAGATGGAGCAGGAGCAAGTTTTACATATACGCATTCTGGAACAAAATGGAATATGAATAAAAGTTTAGACATTGTAGGTACTTTAGAAGCTACAAGCGGACTTGTAAATACAACTATAGATTGCGGAACATTTTAAGAAATTAAATGGCTAATATTTTAAAGCTTAAACGAGGTTCTGGAGTACCTTCTAGTAGTGATCTAGCTGTATATGAGTTAGGGTATAGGACAGGAACGTCTGAATTATATATTAACGACAATGGCACGTATCGTCAAGTAGGTGGTACATCTGGTGGCGGAGCTGTAGATTCTATAGCTAATTTTGCTGACAATAGAGTTCTTACAGCATCTGACGCTGATTCTATTCGTGGAGAAGGCAATCTTACTTTTGACGGAAGCACATTAGCAGTTACTGGTGCAATAAGCACAACTTCAACAATTACAGCAGGTGGAGTGTTATCTTTACAAAGTGAATTAGACTTTTCAGGTAATGGTAACAAAATTATAGATGTTTTTACTTTAGCTAATAGCAATTCTTTAACTATTAGACATCATAATCCAAGTGGTAATTTATTTGAAGATGCTTTAAAACTTACTGCAAATGCTGGTGCAAAACTTTACTATAACAATGGATTAAGATTTGAAACTACAAATGGTGGTGCTCAAATAATAGGTAATGGAGGTTTATTAACATTAACAGGAACTGACCATTCATATATACAATTTTATCCAGATGGATCAGGTGCAGGTAGAAAAGCTTATATAGGACAAGGTAGTGCTAGTAATGATGGATTTACAATAGCAAATGAATCGTCTGATGCAGATATTGTAATTAAAGTAAAAGATGGTAGCTCTACACTTAGTGCTATGATTTTTGATGCAAGTGAAAGTGGTAGAGTAAAACTACCTAATGATAATCAGTATCTTTCTATTGGTGCATCAGGAGATTTATATTTTTTCCACGATGGAACTAATTCAGTTATTAGAAATGCTACTGGGGATTTAGTTTTAAGAAATGATGAAGCAGACCAAGATATTATACTCCAAACAGATGATGGTTCAGGTGGTATTGCTACTTACATAACATTAGATGGTAGTGCTGGTTCTATTCTTGCTGCTAAACCAGTCTTTGTAGGTAGTGGACCACAAATACAATTAGATGATGTTAATAATAGAATATTGCTTCAAGATAATGTTTC